GTACATGCGAGCTTCCGGGCTATTGACGTGCTTGTACAGCGTCAATGCGGCATTGTGCGCCACGATGTTGTCACCGGTGGCGAAAAACGCCACCAGTCGGTTGACCACATGCCGTTCGGCATCGGTCAGCTTCTCCCGCAGGTCAACATTGTCAGTCGCAAATGATATTTCCTGTACCGTCCAGTTATTTTTTTCGTATGCCATGCGAAATTGCTCGTAGAACTGCGGATAGCGCATCGGCCGGAGCGTGAGTGAAAGGCCCGGATCAAGTATAGACATGTTAATCTCCTAATATAATAGAGCCGTCAATTTCATCACCCCATGCCGCCCAACCGGGACGGATGTTGCGGGCGAACATTTCGAGATACGGCGGTGCACTGACGCGCTCGACCAAGGTGAAGAATTCTGCTGGCTTCTCCGAGTGGCGGCCTCGCGCCCACTGGAACCATGTGCCCCTGGTCTTACCGAATGCATTATCGACCGGACCGCCTTTCCGACAGACCAACACCTGCTCCGAATTGCACTGAAATTGGCCAGTGCCAAATCCCCGTTTGACCCAGGTGATCATCTGCTGCGGCTCGAAGCCCCAGGCGCGTGCTACCCGATAGCCATAATCAACGTGCTGATTGAGGCACCACAACCAGAGATGCGCCTTCGAAGCGCAGGTTGGCTGTAGCCGACAAATTTCCTCGACTTCCATCAGCCGATAGTATCGCTGTGGACCGGCTCGATAGGGGCCTTCGCGACGACCGACGGTGTTTTTATGCAACGCCGGTCGCCACGGAGGATCAGCGACGATGGTGCGGTACATTTAGGTGCAGGATTCGCACACTTCTGGCGTCTCGGCGGCGATCGGCGTTGATATCACATGCATCCTGGTAGTGGTCTGCTCGATACGAGACGCCGCCCGCGAACGGAAATAGTAAGTGGTCTTCAACCCCGACTCCCACGCGTGCATATACAAAGATGATAACACGCCGATCCGGCGCTCCTCGGGATATTTGTTCAGATCGATGAACATGTTAAGCGACTGGCTCTGATCGATATAGGCGCCACGCGCCATGCCATGAGCGATGATCGACTTCATGCTCATTTCCCAAACGGTCTTATAAAGCTCGTACACGTCTGATGGTAAGTCGGGAATATTGGCGATGCTGCCTTCATTAATCTTCAACAAATTAATAGTGTCTTCATTCCAGCGGCCGAGCTTACGCAGATCGTCCACGAGATATTTGTTCATGGCAATAAATTCGCCGCTTAACGTCTCGCGCTTCAACAAATTGCTTTTCACGGGCTCGATGCATTCCTCCACCCCGCAGATATGACTGATCGTAGCGGTCGGCGCGACGGCGATCAGCAGCGAATTACGCAGGCCATGAAGCAGTATGTCCTTCCGAAGTGCGTCCCATCGTTCCGGATCATTCGGTTCAACATCAGCCAGATCAAATTGCAGATGTCCATGGGCGGCACGGGTGAGGCCGAAATCACGATGGGGGCCGAGTTCTTGTGCCAGATCGCAGGAAGTGCGTAACGCTTGGTAATAGATTTCCTCTTGTATTTCAGCGGACAGATTAATCGCCTCCTGGCTCTCGAACGACAAGCGTAGCTGGAAAAATAAGTCAGCCAAGCCCATCAGCCCAAGTCCGACCGGACGCCACCTTTTATTGGACGCTTCGGCCTCCGGCGCCGGATAGAAGTTCCGATCAATCACTCGATCAAGATACTTAACGGCGATCGCTACATTGCGGCGCAATTTCTCCTTGTCGAGTTTGCCGTGTTTGACATAGCCGCGCCCGACATTGATTGACCCAAGATTACAGGTTGCTATCTCCATACCTTCTAATACTTCGAATGCATCCCGCTGTGTATCAAACCCTACAACATGAATATTCTTCTCCATCATATCGGCGGCACTTATCTTCATCATCTCGTCGCGTTGCATCAATCGCCTCCGGCCCGAGGAAGTTACCTCAAGGACCTCGACGCATAGATTTGACAAATGTATCATTGTGCCAGCTTCATCGTTCACCTGATTGCCGCGCCGATTAGCCGCATCCTTGAAGCACATCCAACCATTGCCAGTTTCAGCCAGCGTACGCATCATGCGTGAGTAGATTTGCCGGGCTGGTAACTGTTCGACGAACTTTCCATCCGCCTCTAATTCCAGATAGCGTCGTTCATAGGCATCGCCATGTAAATCGGTCAATTCTGGCGCGACTGTCGGATCGAAAAATGACCAAATGGTGTCATCTTTGACTCGCTTCATGAACAGATCAGAAATCCAATTGGCCAGATTGAGGTTGTAGGCCCGCTGCTCCTTTTCCCCGGTATTGTCCTTGAGTTCGAGGAATTGCAACAGATCAGGGTGATGGGTTTCCAAATAGATACAGGCGGCACCTTTTCGTTTCCCGCCTTGATTCACGCTGCCCACCGAGGCCGACAACGTATGCGCCCAGGGCACCAAGCCATTAGAGTTGCCATTGGTGCCCCTGATCAATGAGCCTTTGCTGCGAATGCGGCTGTATGACGCCCCAATTCCGCCGGCAAACTTGGACAGCATAGCAATATCCGCGTAGCGCTTGTACAGGTCTTCGAGGCAATCGGTTGGACTGTCGAGTAGATAACAACTTGAAAGTTGACTCTTAACCGTCCCGGAATTAAATAAAGTCGGCGTCGAGCACATATACTCCAGCGACGACAGCAGATTGTACAACTCGATCGCCTCACTGGCATCCTCCGCCAGACCACATGCTACGCGCAAGAGGAAATACTGCGGCGTCTCCAGCACCGCCCGCTGCTTGCGTCCACCATCCTCCGAGGCGATCAAGGTGCGATGTTTCAGCAGATAACGGTCGTACACGGTCTGCAACCCGTGATACTCCATGTGCCAATCACGCTCGTGCTTGATCGCCGAGTTCAGCTTACGCTTGTTGGCCATCACCAAAGCATGGGTTGCTGTCGAGATAATTCCTTGGGCAAATCCCGCCTCGATCGATTGGGAAAAACTCTGAATGTCCTGGCCGGAGACCTCCTTCTGGATCAGGTTAGCAAGGATACGCGCCGCCACCCGTGAGTAGACCGGATCGTCGATGATCAGGTCTTTGGCGGTGCGAACCGAGAACATATCGAGTTCGCGGGTGCTGACGCCATCGACCAGTCCGCCCACCGTCTTGGTGGCAATGCGATAGACATCAATACCGGGTAAATCGCCACAATAGCGTTCGAGGCTAGCGACGATCTTGTTGAGATTGACAGGCTCTAAACTGCCGTTGCGCTTACGTACATGCATCCAAATCAAGTCCTGAAATGTATTCGACGGCGATCAGCCGTCGAGCGTTGAATAGCCGCGTCCCGTAAATCGCCACTCCCGCATGATATAATGATCAGTTGCGGAAGATACGCGAAGAGAACCCCAATCATAATTCAATACCCAATGATCGTCAATTAACAAGATCACGAGGATGTCTTCGATTTTTCGATCATGGATAAGACGCAACGATAGCCGGTCGGGTGACATATCGGCCAATCGCAGGGTGGCCTCCATGCCGATCGCCACTGTATTGCGGCACCACCGATTGGCGTGAATCATCTCCCAAATGCTCGGCCATCCCTGACAATTGTCGAGATCGTAGGCGAGCTTGATCAGCGGCGCTTGCGCCCAGTAGCTGGCCACAGCAGTGTATCGTTGACGGTCGGAAAACGCGGTAAGCGAGATGCGAAAGTGCCGCCAGTCCGCTAGTCGTTCGCCGGAAGGCAGAAGAAACGGGTTCATCCTGAGCGGCACTTTGGCATTGCGCTATTTAGTGAGGAAGAGTTCCAACCGGTCGAGAAACCGTGCCTTGTAGTCGGTGAATTCCGTACCCTCGACAATGAAGGCTTCGTAGTCGCAGGCACGCGACACCATGAGGATGACCCCTGTGTCGATCCTCGTTCCATAGCGTTCATCGTGTGCCAAGCTATAAGCGCCCAATTGGTGGAAGTAGTCGTCGATCATCTTGCGAGTCCGCATCTTGTTCGCGGTCTTGAAGTCAATGATCGCGGGTCGGCCACGATACAGGCCAATCAGGTCGGTGGTACCAGCGTACAATTCGGGGGAATACACCACCACTTCCGATCCCCAGACTTCTTCTATGTCTGGCAAACCCCGCGCAATGATCTGATCGGCCATGCGCTCGGCCATCAACCTAATGTAGTTATTGCCACCGGGACGCGGTTCGCCGACGATGTAGTTTTCCAGATGCTTGTGCAAAAGCGAACCCAACGCGGTCGCCTCCTGCTTAATCTCATCGGCCTTCTTGTCACCGACCCGCAGGCGCCACTCGCGCAGTAGCTTGTTATCGGATGTGGCGGATAGAATGGTGGTGACCGATGGCAGCTTATGTCCGCTGTCGGGGCAGATGTAGTGGCGGGCGCCGTCCTCGTTGGTGATCTTTGCAAGTTGTGGATAGCAATAGCGTTCAATCAGATTCATTCGCGTATTACTTCAATAAGGTTAATGAATTAAACTAACTGAATAGGCGCGATGAAATCAACCTTTTGCTACAGACGGCTTGGGCGGTGGCGGCTGCGGCGATGGCGGATTGGCCGGTTGCTGCATGTTCTGCTGCGCCTGACCCTGGGCCATGTCCGCGACGTGTTCCTGGTCCTTCACGGCGTCATCGGCCGACACCTCGCGGTCCTGCGCGATGGTGTCCGGGGTGGCGAGGAAAATCTTATCTCCCTCGATCTTGTCCACCGCCTCGACTTGATCAGGATCGAGGATATCCATGATCATCGGTTGATTGATGACAATGCCGAAGTTGCTGTTACGCAGCGCCTCGATCATCTGATCGACCGTGACGAAGGGCACATTCTCGCCAAGCAATGGCGTCAGGTAGTCCAAGGCCGCCTGTCGCAACTGTTCGGTCATGTCGTCGGCATCAAAGAGTTCACAAAGCAGCATGATATTATGGGCGGGATCGATGATCCCGCCCCTTCCTATTTCTGCATAAATCCCCGCCTCATTGCGGGATTGCTTGGGCCGGATGGGCCGATGGGTTGAGTATTTGGTGCGTTTTGCGGCTGTTGCGGGTGCACGTTGCGGGTGGTCGATTGCGTCGCTTGGTTGTTGGGCTGCATATTCGGATTTGGTGTAGACGCCTGACTGATCGCCGTTTGCTGCTGCTGCATGTTTTGCTGCGCCCGTAAATCAGCCGGCGACAACGGCTTCACCGTCGAGGCGCTTTGATTATTGGGCATGCCGAGGGGCTGGGCGTTTGGATCGGGCGCTGTGTTCGGCATCGGATTTGGTGCACCGGTGCCGGTAGTCGCCGTGTCGACCGGGAACAGCGATGCCCCCTGCATCAAGGGCGGCGCATCTTCATCGACCGACTTCCGGGGGAAAGGGCGCCGTGCGGCGGCCTCCTTAACCACCGCGACGACGTCTTCGATATCAATTGCAAACGTCCTCGCGGTGCGAATGGCAGCCCATTGTCCGTCTTGGGCTTCCGCCAACTTGGTGCGGAAAGTCTTGAGAATCAATGCGTCCGGATCGCTGGCTTTACGCAGCATGGCGATATTGCATTCCAGCATATGATCGTGATGCAGGTTGAGCATAAATGCCAACTTCCGCAGTTCACCGACGATCATCTCCACCACCGGGGTCTCATTCTCGGCAATATGCTCGGCACGCAGCTTCATGTTAACCGCTGCATTGGGATCGATCCCAGACCAGTGCGCCGATTCATGGCCAAACGCCGAGATATTCGACAGCACCGAAGACAATCCCTTGCGCTGTTCCAGCGACAATTCCTTGGTCCTAATCTGATTGGCAATCGCTTGCGCCAGTCGGCCTGCGCCGGGATGGAACACCGCAAGATTGGCCAGATTGGCCGGAAAATTGGTGCTCTCATGCGAGTGCGGCATCATGTTATCTTCGGCGATCTTGCCCTTCGACCGGCGACTCTCCATCTTCTTCGGTCGGCCGGCGAAGTCACCACCAATTGCCAGCGCATCCTCGCCAGCGTCGGGTGGCATCCCCTCATCCGGCGGCATCCCCTCGGGCGGCACATCCGATAGCCCGGCGTCTGGCCCAGCCGGCGGTTCCATACCCGGCTCGCCACCCGGACCGAGCGGCAACTCGCCGGTCATGCCCATGTCGCTGGTGTCACCACCCTCGACGGCCTTCTTGAGGCGCAAGATTTCGCCGTCCATCGCCGCCTTGGCTTGCTGCACCCCGGTGATCAGATTGCGTACCTGTTCGGTCGCCACGGTATTAAAATTCTGTGCGACTTGGGGGCCGAATGCGTTGGTCAACGAATCGAACAAGGGCATGATGTCATTGGCCTCAACCTTCGACAAATCCTCGGCCATGCCTTGCAGTTTTTCGACGATCGCCTCAGCAGCGATCACAACCTCGGATCGCTGCAATGCGTCTTCAATGAGAAATGCCAGACCTTCGCGCACGGGCGCCTTGGCCTTCTTGACGCCTTCGCGCACGGGCGCCTTGGTCTTCTTGGTCATTTAGTGGTTCCCTTCTTATTCTTCGTCCGGCGTGGCCTGGGGTCGATCTCGCGCAGCATAAGCCGCGCCGCTTCGCTGATCAGCACCGCTTTGGCATAGTCCTCTCGCGCCAACGCGTCGGCCTCGCCGTGTTCCCATAACAGCAGCGTGCGCTTGGCCAGATAATGCTCATGCACACCCCGTAGATGCTCCGCCGATCCGCCAAGGCGCAGATCGAACCGCCGTTCGATCAAGTCGAGCAGCGGAGCAGCGGTGGAAGTCGCCGAGCGGCGAGAATTCATTCAAACGCCTCAGAACTATATCGGCCTATTTATGCGATGGGCCTCAAAGGCGTTTGCAGAACAGCTAGCGCATATCGGCCAGCTTGTGAACGCGTTCGCGCGCCAAGACTGCCCGGCGCTTGGCATCGCCGTAACGTGCTTCAAATACCAACCGACGCGGACTGTTCGGCTGCTTGGTGAGCCGGTGCTTGTACAACACCATATCCTGCACGAGTTGGCCGTACTCCTGCTCGGCACGCAGCAAATCGATTGCCGAACCAGAGTTGATCCGACCGCCTTCATTGAGGATGCGGACAAGACCAAGGGCCGCCTCGTAGAGCAACAGGTCGCGCGCCAGCGGCTGATTGGTCAAGACGTTGACCACATCATACAACCGATGACTACCGCTGACATGTGCGCGGATTTCCCACGCACCGATGCGAGCGCCCGTGTCTGTTGATTCGGTAACCAATGCTTCGCGCAACTCCCGATCATTTGGCGTTTCAGCCAGCACATTATCGGCGGCGCTGTGAAATCGCTCTAGGATCGCCTTCATCTCGGCCACGCCGCCATCACCCACCGAGGTGGCGGCAGGACCCGCTTCGGACGGCGAATCGACGGCCGCGAGAAACTTGGACATTTGTTCGACTTCACGACGGTCTATCAAGGTTCTCTCCAAATATCGTTCACGGAACTTAGGTGGTAAAATACCTTATCGTTCTGCGGATACTGATCGAGTGTGCCGCGCGACACCATCAAACGGGCCAGTTCCTGCTCGCGCTCATTCATTTCGTCTTTAGTGAATGGCTCACGGTCAAATTTGTCGATCAACTCCTGCTCTTCGCAGGATAGAGCAACCCGTAAGCCCGATGCAATTTCATGGTAGCGCATGGCCGCATCACGTCTTCCTGGGACGCGCGATCATGCCCTCATTCATCTGACTCTGCAAAGTCATAATGCGCTGACGAATTTGCTTGATATCCGCCAAGCGGATATTGGGCAGCATCGAGTCCACCACGTCCAACGCAGCCATCGCCTGTTCTGCCGCCGTGCACGGATCAGCCGTGGTGTCCGACTCGGATGACACGGCAATCTCAGTCGGCGCTACGTCGGCCCCGGCCGGTTGTAGTCCAGCCAATTGCTGCATGCGGGCCAGTTCCGGCATCGCTGTCATGCCGATGACATTCTCCTCTAGCTTATTCAGCCTGCTTCGCTTCACCATCCTGGATTTTCCTTGAACCTTTACCCCGATGGTATCATCTGGTCCATCGGGCAAATATACCGTGCCGTCCACATGGCGCACCTTGCCGGTCTCCGGATCGGTGATCGTCACCTGCACGTCGTCGCCGAATTTGTATTGATAGTCATCCTCAACCCGCCGCACCCGCTTCTTCTTCTTCGGCTGCTCATGATCCAAGTTGCCCCGGAACAGCGGATTTACCGTCTCATCGGTATTGGCCGAGGCGACGATCTGCTCGGCAGCGGTCTTGTCCTGATTGACCAGGGCGTCGGTCAATGCGGTCATGTCGGCGGCCTCTAGCCGCTCGATCAGATCGCTCACCATCTCCTCATCCATGCCGAACATGGCCTGCATGACGCGCATGAAATCGAGATCGTCAGTACTAGCTTGCATCCCCATCCTCCAGCTTGATGGTCGTGCGGGGTTGCACGTCGGTCGCCACCAACCGCTTCACTTCCTTTCGCGAGATGTCACCGCCCCGGCGCCGCCAAATAATCTTGCTCACCGAGACCGCCCGCTCTAACAATTCGTCCAGACTCATAGTTGATTATTTAGGCATAATCGGTCGATCATAGAAAAGCCCTGGTAGGTCTCCCTACCAGGGCTTGATGTTTGGCCGTGACGTGCGATTACGCGAGCACGTTGCCGAACACGACTGTAGTAGTACTGCCGCCAAAACCAAAGTTGATGCCATCGGCCTTGATGCGGTTAACAAGGTCTTCGTTCGCGCGAGCGTCAGGCCACGGCAGTGTCAACGTGGCGTCCGTTGGAAGGCTGGCTGAAGTCGCCGTGCTTTGCCACGCATACGGGTGTTCGATTGTCAGCTTCAGAACGTAGGGACCGCCGCCAGTGACATTGCCCATGATCACCGGCTGGCCGCGCAGCGAGACGACCTGGATCAGCTTGTCGAGCGCGGCCTGGGACGCAGCACTGCCACCGCCGGCCGTAGTATTCGGCCGGATATCAACACTGGTCGTAATCTGGATGAACTCGAAATTCGAAGACAGTGTTTCGTAGCCAGTGTTAACGAAACCATGTGGCTTGCTGGTGACGCCACCAATCGCGTCGACGCCATAAAAATATTCAGTTGGCATAAAGAGTATCCTCTCGGAATTTGTTTGTAATTATTTAGCACCGATTGACACAATAGTGTCACCGACGCACCACCACTGGCTTTTTCTTGCTGAATACACTACGCCATTTGCCGTCGGGATCGAACCCAGCGCCCAGGCCGCCGACCACTGTAGCGACGCTGGCACTGCCGGTCGCGCCGGCCGAGGCACTTTCCGTCACCGACATTTTCTTTAGTTCTGGCAACAGTTCGCTGTTCGACGACGCCAAAGTATGGATCATCTGAATGAGCTTGGTCAGCACATCATCGCGGTCGCGATCATCGACGTCATCCCAATCGAGAATGAGACGCCGCATGGCCCGCATGGTGCTGTTGCTGACGTGGAACATGCCATCTAAGCGCATGAAGAATCGATGCGTGTCGTCTTCCGGATCATGCACCGCCACATGGCGCAGCCACTGACGCACCACACTCGGGGTGATGTCGAGCTTATCGGCTTGATCGTCGGCGGTCAAGGCGTGCAGCATGACATACAAATCATTACCGCTGTTGCGCCATTTGCTGTAATCGTTAGATTCACCCGTTGAGGCACAATAGCGTCTCGCCCAGCCCTTGGTGGCTTGATCACTCAATAGAATCCGCAGGCCGAGGAAGTAGAGATAGCAGAGATCGCGCAGCTTGGTTAGCTTCCAACCCTTGAGCGACGTGCGAGATGGAATCAGATGGCTTTCGCAGAGATCGGTCAGGAATGGATAGTCGGTCATGCGTACGATGCTGCGCTTCGCAAGGCTTTGTACAAACGGGCATCGATATGGGCATGTTGTTGGACGAGCTTATCCATTAGCTGATCTGGTGTAATATTATCGTTGTCACTAACAACTTTCATAACATCCGTGTATGTATATTGATCAACGCCGGTCTTGCTCATAGCAGTTGCAAGACGCGTAGGATCAATGGGTACATTAAGACCTGCTCCGCTACCAGCCATCCCCTGATATCCACTGCCGGTTGATCCAGACGTTGCTCCCTGTGCTTGTTTCCCTTGTTGCGGCGGTTGTACTTTAGCAATACCCTGTTTGAGCAAGATACGAGCGAGCGCCACCATGACCTGATCCTGTATAGCCCGCGACATTTTCGCATTGGATTGTGGCGTTCCTGCACTCTGTGGCGACATTCCAGTCACTCCGTTCTCGTTCAGCATGTTACGCTTCATCATTGTTCGACCTCATCTATTCATCCACAAATGCACTTCGGATAATATCATTGTAGCCATGAATGAGGTCCATGGCCAATTCCAGAGCTTCTCCGCGTGTAACAGGATCGGAAAAGGCTTTAACATCTGACACCAACCTATCATATGCCATTCGCATACGTTCTTCTGCTCTTTGTATTCTTTCTAATTGCCAATCTGACGTTACGTCAATAGTCCCAAAACCGTCATATCGTCGCTGTGTTTGTTCGTCCCAAAACTCGGATACTGCATTCCTTAATCTCTCCATGCTCTTCTGGAAAGCTTGTTCTTGCCATCTAGTCCGGATGTTCTCGTTAGGCGGCGTGTATCGTGCCTGTTGACGATCGATCCTGGGGTCCGCCGCATTAGCCGCATCCATCAAGTCGCGCAATTTCTGGAAATAGCTCTTCACCCAAGCATTTTGTTCGGCACCACGCGAACCAATAGCCCGCATCTCATCAAATGCATCCAAAATCTCTTTGGGCAATGGACCTGATCCAGGAAATGCACGTATCAAATCCTCAATCCTATCTTTTTGCAACATAAAGGCTTGGGCATCATTCTCTGTTAGCAATTCGCGGTAGCGCATCCAAAATATCCTTATCGTACTCCACGACTGGATGGCACAGCGGACACTGGCTGCGTCGCACCTGCTGTCCTTGCCGCCAATTGTTGTCTAACCTGTTCTTGTGCCGACGGACTCAAAGTCGCGACTTCTGCCTGAGTCAAGCCTTGGCGACGACGTGCTGCACTTGCTGGCTGTGTCGGCACACTTGTAGGCCGTGTCGGAGCAACAGACGCTGGCTGCATCGGGACACTAGTTCCTTGTCCTGCTCGTCTTCGGACAACCGGTTTTCGCGTCTGTGGTATCACCGCCACATTAGGTGGCGTGGCCGTTGCCTGCGGTGTAGCCTGCGGCGCAGCCGCCGTCTGTGTTGTCCTTGGCGTCACAGTCACATTCGACAACGATGGCTGAGGGGCCGTTGATTGCGCTGTAGCCTGCGGAGCAGCCGTCCGTGGCGTCACAGTTACATTTGACAATGATGGCTGAGCGGCCGTTGCTTGCGGTGTAGCCTGCGGCGGCGCTGTGGCCCCGGCGGCGGGTGTAGTCAATGGCTGCTGAGTGGCTTGCGACTGACCACCAGGGGTTATACGCAGGCCCTCTTTGCCCGTGCCGTCGGCAGCGAGCGACATCGATCCCCAGGGCTGCCCCTCTGCGTCGGTTAACATGCCACCGCTGACGCTCGTGATCGGGATAGTTCGCCTACCGTTGTCGGTGACTAACTCGACCTTGTGGCCGGCGCCGAGTGCCTGCTGGGCAGCGTCGGCCAGTGCCTTGCCGCCCTTAGCCATGTTATAGCCATTGCCCTCTGCGCCGGCTTTTTTCAGCCAGGAGCTATCGAGAAAGCTCCCACCCTCTGGCCCACCGCCAGTGGGGGATATCGGCTGCGGCGCCGGACCATCCATATCGCCTGGAGGGTTAGGTGGTGATCCACCACCGGAAGATTGTTGCGCTTGTCCTGCCGCACCGCCACCGGGCTGCGGTTGAATTGGATTCTGTGTCGCTGCTCCGCTAGATGATGCAGGAGGTGGTGGGAAAATATTTGGTACAGCCTGTTGCAATTGCCCCATGACATTGTCATCGAAGACGTCTTGAATAAACTCGCTGAGATTCTTGGGAGTGGCATCCAGTCCATGAATCCCAAGATAGCTCTGCCATGAGCGATACAGCTTGTTGGCAACCAACCGGGCAGTATGCCGGCCCGTCGCCCGGCCACTTCCAGTGAATCCGCCGAGCAGGGCATTGCCGCGCTGGCCCAGCCAGTTCTTCACCGGCGTGCCGATCGCCGAAGTATCCAACTCATTCAGCTTGACCATCGCGACGCTCCTTTTTACTTTCCCGCAATGATCGCAGGCGACGGCTGAATTTTTCCGGGTCTTCGCTAGCGATTGCCCGCACCAGCCGGCGGGACAAATCGCCGGCCACTTCGGGTTCGAAACTTTCCCGCATCAGCCGGATGAGATTGAGTGCCGAGGCGATGACTTGCGCGCCTCGGCTCTCTATGAACAATTCACGTTCGCGCGGCGGCGCATAATCGAGTAATTCTTCGATGATGCTACGCAGTTTAATGTCCAAGATCGCTCTCCTGATGCCGCTTGAGCACGTTCTCGATCATCTCAGCGGCACGCTGCATGCCGGCCTCGACTCCGAGTGCAAAATCCCCGTGACTGCTCTCCATGAAGGCACGAAGCTTAAAGATGATGTGCTCAAGGTCTTCCAGTAAAGCGTGATCGGGGAGCGGCACAGGAACGGCTTCGATCACGGTCTGATCGTCCTCCAAGGTCAACTTCTCAGTTGCCATGATGTATGATCGCATCCATTCATCCATTATTACGCACCCAAATATAGCTTATTTAGCGGTTACCGACCGATCATGGAAAGAAATCGTTGGGCGTTGCTTGATGAAGCGCTACGCTCCGTCATTTCCGCGCGGATGTCGGCACCACTGCTCGATGGTTCATCGAAATCGGCGATTCGCATCGAATCACGATTATAATGCAGCTTGATTCGCACTTGGCTATTGGTCCAGGCGGTGCGGGTCTTCATAAACTGCAACTCATAGACGCCCTGGTCGATCTTATCCTTCCAAATAGCGAACACGTTATCGGCCGTATTGATCTTACTCATCCCGCCGGCAATGTGCGACTGCTGGAATTGGTTATCAGCTTCAAACGATTGGCGGTTCAATTGCGACGCAGTGGCGCCGAAGGTATTGGTCTCATGGTACATGGCACGCAGTTCTTCCGCCACCTGCTTGTCCTTGATGAACAATTCCGATGGATTAATGCGACGATCGGTTGGATACATCAGGTCGAGATAGTCCACGACGATCGCATCGGGTTTGCGGCCGGTCTGTATCTCAAATTCTTTGAGATAACCTCGCAGGTGATTGGCAGTGGTTGAACCCTCGGGCATCTTCTTGATTTGCAAGCGCCCGGCTTTGCTCTTCTTGGCGACCACATTGATCATCAGCCCGGCTTCATCTACGTCACGAAACACTTCCTTAGTCGAGCGCCCGGTGATCATCGAGGTGATGCGCGACGCCACAAGTTCTTCGGCCAATTCGAGAGTAAAATAGATCACCAGATGACCGTCGAGTGCCCAATTGATAGCCAGATTTTGCAGCACCAGCGATTTGCCGGAACCAGACTGCCCGCAGAAGATGTTCAAACCGCCTCGGAAAAACCCGCCGTAAAGCTTTTCGTCCAACGTTTGCCAGCCAGTAGATACGAAGGACGATTTGTCCAGCATGCGGCGCAGCCGTTCTGCTGGTTCGGCAAAGAAGTCAGTGCCGAGGTCGGACACCAGCGAGATCGTCATCGAGTCAAGAAACGGACGATATAGCTCGGTGTAGTCACCCTTTTCCAGTTTGGGCATCGACGCGAATAAGGCGTTCTCGAACGAGCGATATTTGCAAAATTCTTCGACTTCCTTGAGCAACCACTCGCGCAGGCGCACCATCTCAGTCGCTGGAGTCAGGGTCAACTGCTGACCGGTCTTCGCGTGAATCAGATCGACCTTCGGGAGATCGCGGTAATCATCGGCGTATTGCAAGATAAAACGCGCGGTCGGCCGCAACTGGTCATCGAAATATTCTTCGCGCAAAATAGTGCGGCAGCGGGCAAAACTATCGGGGTCGGAAATCAAACGGCTCAAAATCAGTCGTTGTACTTCTAGTCTAAAACGTTCGCGTCCAGTCATCTAATAATCCTATGCTGAAAAACAAAGTATATCACCTCACATGGTAACTCGCACGCATCCGAATCAGCGTGGCGTGGGTTTCCTGTGTTGCGATAATTGATTGTAGTACGTACAGTTTTCCGTAACGACATACAGCCTCGGCGGCGTCCTTTACATCAGCCTCCCACCACTGGTGACGGCCATAATGCGGCGCTGCCACCGGCCACCCCTGCGCGATGGCGATCTCAACCAGCCGATCGCCGCTGGCATCGCGGTCCGGCACCACCACCGGCTGTTTGCCGCTCTGGTTGATCCAAGCGATCTGTTGAGTATTCAAACTGGCGCCGAGGGCGGCGACACCGTCGATCAGCAGTGCATCAAACACACCCTCAACGATCGGTATATAGTGCCGCTCGCCATGGAGAAATTGAGTATTGAATAGATAATTGCTGGGTACTTGTGAATAATAACGTTGCTTTATGTTGTCGATCGCACGCCCCACCCAGCCGACCAGCCGTTCATCGTGGTAGCACGGGATGATCAGATGGCGGCGCAGGCTGCGGCGCGGCGTCCAATAGTAGGTGGAAGCACACGCTGCCACCTCGCCACGCGACAGAAGATAGGCCACGGTTTCCTGGAGATCAGAATCATCGCAGCCGCACGCGTGCCATTCATCCAACGTCTTTGCGCTGCTTGGCAGCCCAATGCCGGTAAATGACGGCGCCACCGTGATATCGAGGTCGCGCTGCAATTGTGGATCATCGATCACCAATCGGCGAAGTTGCTCGGCATAGAGCGCCAGATGGGCGACGTCGCGCTCGGGGATGCCCAGACTGAGCAAAAACTGCCGCATTTCATCTGCCAACCCTTTGCCGAAGCGATACGAACATTTCCAGCCGCAGTTGAAGCAAGAGACGGAGGTCACCGCCGCAGTGTTGATCACCCCGCCGCGCAGCCGCCGCTCATGGCAAATGGTGCAATTGAAGTTAATCCACCCGGTCGGCATGCGTCTGTGCTTACGCATCACAACCGCGTCGTGGACGGCTGTCCACACTCGATCGTCAAACTGCAAGTTGCGTCTTGATCTCTGTCAGACTGATCGGGCGGAAGAAATTACAGTCCACCCCAACATCATAACGATTGGCCATCGCCCTCGTCCGACCATGATCATGGCCGTGCAGGTGAATGCTGCCGTGATGCCGCCGATTCCAGTTTTCAATCGGATAATGAAACAGTACCCAATAAACCTTAGTCCCATCCTCGATCGTGGTGAGTTCGTGATAGGGCTGCTGCGATAGCCAGGGGAGCGCCAGGACCTTTTTGCTGTCATGGTTGCCGATGATGAGATGCTTTTGGCCATTCAGCCGATAGAAGAAATGTTCGCTGCCAGAATTCCAGGCGAAGTCGCCGAGATGCCAAACGGTATCCTCGGGAGCGACCGTGGCGTTCCATTTCGCCACCAGGGTTTCGTTCATCTCATCCAACGAGGCAAACGGCCGCTGGCACGATTCGCGAATTCGGTCATGGCCAAAATGAGAATCGGCGGAAACGTAGATCGTCATGTTGGCATCATAGCCAAATTCAGACCCGATATGCTACCTCGGTCACCGTCCCCTTCAACAAAATGACGACGACCCGCAGCCAGATATAGTTCCCAGTAAGGTTTAAGGTATCCATACCAGAGTAAGCCTTGTAGTCGCGGCTGAAGACGCTGAACCAATCAGGCGATTCGGCGGCGTTTGCGGCCGGATTAGGGGGAGCGATCAGCGTGGCTTCGAGACGAATTGTGCCGGTGAAGTCGGCAAGTTTTGCGACGGTGGTCTGCGTGCCGTTGGCATAGCCGTCTTGCGCCGCCCCCGGCAGCGATGAACTATAATAGGTCGGCGGCACGGTCGTATTGAAATAAGCCCCACTGCCATTGATCAGCGGGCTGAAGTCGTCCCAAGTCAGCACCCTGGTGGGGCGCGGTCCAGGAGTCGGGGTATCGACCACAACCAGATCGCTGTACGGCGAATAGCTCTGATCGGTCCATAACAGCACGGTGTCCACGCCGCCACGATTGTAGCCAATGCTCCATCGCAACGGACCTGTCGGCCACGAATCCATCTCGGACGGCAAGGTGGCGAACTGGTAGATGCCCTTGGCGACATCGACGATCGTCAGAGCGCGACTCATCAACAGCCGATCGGTCATCGGATCGACGACGTTAATCGTCAGGGTGTCGGCGGTGGTCAGCGAAACCGGCTTGCGATCGAGGTCGCGCACAAAGAACACGATCTCATTGGTGACGCCGCGCACCAACCGGAAATCGGTACGCAGTACGGGATAATTGTTCAGCATGGTGCCCTTGAATTGTAAGGAGCCAGGAATAGTCAGATTGCCGACTTGTGGGATATCGTATATCCAGATCGGTGACCCCCAAATCGAGCGCGAGGCAGCAATTTCCAGCGCTGCCGCCACCAATACCGCCGGCAGTGGCAAGAACGTACCGCCGTAGGTATAGCCACCATCGCCGTCGCCGGGTGGGGTGACGATGATTCCATCACCACCGCTGCCGGTGCCACCGCCGCTATCAGCGTCTCCGCTGGCGCCGACCCCAGCACAGATGCAGTTGTTGCCCGGTCGATGTTGAGTGCTTGGGAGCGGCAAGCTCGCTATAGCAAGATGTTGGACGATCGGTGGAAGCAGCGGTGTGGCCATTTACAGTTCAATCAGTACCTCAGCGGAGCACGCCACCGCACCGCCTTCGACGATATTGACGTTGTTGGTCAGCACCGAATAGTCGTTCGTGCTGCCGACATCGAGATCAAGAATCGGCACATCCCCAGCGGTGGTAAATCGAGCCAACCCGATCATCCCACTACCGCTCGCCGTGGCGGTCATCATCGGATTGAATTCAATGATCGCGGTCATCACCGGGGTGAGTGCACCACCGGTCAGCCCAGCATTGGCGAACCCGCTGATGGTCGGTACCGTGGCGTAACCCGAGCCAGTAGCACTGATCACTACCGAAGCGATGACGCCAGCCGTGACAATGAAGTGGCCGGCCGCCCCTTCGCCACCACCACCATCGAAGACCAACCCATAGGAACCATCGACGCCACCACTCCCTGGATCGCTGACGATCGCTTTCTGCACGCCCATCGAGACGACAGCGGCGACGGGGGCCAGCGGCAAGGCGGCCAGCAGCATGCCGGTGGTCGGAATGTCCGGACTAGCCGGGATGCTGCCGGTGTACAGCTTCATCAGACCACTG